GCTGTCGACGAGGTGCTCCGGCTGGGCACCGATTGCCTCGACGGCACCATCCAGCTCGCGTTGGCGTCGGACCAGCGTGGGGTGACCCTAGGCGCGATCTTCGGGGCCGGAGCGGTTGCCCTCTTGGCTGCGGCCGGAGCTGCGGCGCCGGGCGGCGGTGCGCTGCCGGCTCCCTTTCTCGTCACCGCGGCGCTACTCTTCTTCGCCGCCGTGCTGTGTGCGTGGTCGGCCAGGCCGTCCAACTTTTATGTAGGCGGGTATGAGCCGGACCTGTTGGCCGAAAGCGCGGCCGACCTCACGTGGATGAAGCGTCACGTGATCTCCGATGTCCAGAGGCGCGTCACCGCCAACCGCCGGGCGCTGCGGTTGGCCGGCAGCTACACGTCGTGCGGGATGATCGTTGCCGCGATTGCCCCGTTCATCGGGATCGCGGCCTATTTCGCCTTCTAGCCGTCCTTCCTGAACGGCTCGCTCGGCCGTGGAGGGGGAGTGGGACGAGGCGGCGGCTCACCCGCGTCCGGCAGAGGACCCGGAGGCGGCGGTGGTGCAGGAGGTCGCGGTCGGTCGCTCATGATGGTTACCCCGCAGGCGCTTGCTGGACCTGAAAGCCGCAGCTTTTTGAGCTCGCGACCTGCTGCAGGGCGTCCATCTGGCCCTTGAGCCTGCCGAGCTCGGCCTCGGTTGCGGCGCCCCCTTCGACGAGGAACAGGGCAGGCCAGAAGACGACAAGAGCCACCCCCATCGCCACAGCGTCACCGGTTGCCGCCTGGTCCTGCACCCCAGCGACCTCGGCGGCGCGGGCCGACACCCTCTGCATCTCCTCGCCGATCACCCCGCAGTCCCACCTCTCGTATTGCGTCGGAGAGACGTAGGTCGCGGCAACCTTGTTCGATGGTGTGGCGCACGCCCCGAGCGCGAGCGCGGCGCAGGCCGCGGTGGCAGTGCCAGCCTTGATCATCTGCATCCCCCCTTGGTTGCTCACGCCGGTTCGGCTTGTTCGACCTTCCTCACGTGATCGGGCCCGAAGGTCGCGTAGATTTCTCCGACCCAGACGATCTCAACATTCTCAATCGTCAGCGCATTCCAACTTTCGAGGTTGTAGGTTCCCCGTCGACGGCCCCGCGCGATCCGTTTGAGCCATCGCTTCCCGTCGCCGGTCATGACGACCGCCTTCTTGTTGATGTACTGGTCGGTCGAGCGCCGTTGGCTCTCGAAACAGACAATGACGTCGCCGTTCTCGTACTCCGGCAGCATCGAATCACCCGTCACCTCGAACGCAACGAGAGGCCGCACCACGGTAAGATCGTCGATTTCGACCTGAGAGTGCCCCTCCGGCCTCTCATCCGTATACGCCGGCTCGACAAGACCACCCGCACCGACCTTGCCGATGATCGGAATGAGGTCCGTGCGCTGGATACCTTCGGGGGGCAGGAGACCATACTCGGTGGCGAGTTCGCGGATTTGATCACGCACGGGCCCACTCGGTTCCCGCCCCTTCTCCCACCTAGAGATGTTGTGCTGCGACGTGCCGAGGCGCGCAGCCAATTCCTCTTGGGTCCAGCCGGCACGGTCCCTAATCGTCCGCAACACCAAATCAGTCCTCATGCGGGGGATTATGCAGATGGGGATAAAAATATCTAATCCCTAGCGGGATGGCGTATTGTAACCATCATCCCTTCGGGGATACAATTGACGCATGAATGTGATTCGCAACCTCCGCACGAACCTCCTCGGCGTCAGCCAATCGGAGCTCGGAGAGATCGCCGGCGTCCCACAAAGCGTGATCTCGCGCTGGGAAACCGGCCAGCTCGAACCCCGCCTCAGCCACATCACACGCATCCGCGCCGAAGCCCTCCGCCGGGGCCTGTCGTGGGACGATCGCTGGTTCTTCGAGCCGCCGAAGTTCGAGGCTGCCGCGTGACCGAGCATTGGCACCCCACGATTGATCTCGTCGGGCGGCCGGGCATGCCTCTGAAATCCGCGCGGTCCATCACTCTGTTCGGCCGCAAGCGCGGCTGGCTATGTCGCCCGCGCACTCGCGGCAACGGATTGGAGTGGCTCGAGTCGTCGCTTCCCGCCGAGACGCAAGCCGACTACCAGCGGGAGCGCGCCGAGCGGGAGACAAGCGCCAACGCGGCAGCAAAATCCCCGCCTGCCGATGCCTGGAACCCGCCTCTGTCGGTGCGGAACAAGGCCGACGCCCGGCTGGACATCGTGACCGCGTTCCAGCGCTGGCGTCTCGATCACGGCGGCACCGTGCTTTTCGACGACCAACGCGCGTTCGCCGCCGCCTACTCGGCCGGCGAAATCGACGTCTCTCCCGCTACACGATGTGAGATTCCGCGCGTCGGGCGATGGGCGCTCGACGACTGGCAACGTCGTCTCCGCGCCTCGGGCTGGTCTGGTCTCCTTCCCCGGCGCGGCGGCCAGAACAAGGGCTCCGGCCTGATCGACCGCGACCCCGAGCTGCGGGACGCCATCATCGCCCACATCTTGGAGCGGCCCGGCCACGTCCGCCCCAAGACCATCATGCGCGCGCTCCGGGTCTCCTTCGAGGACGATCGCCTGCCGGCGCCCCGCACGGTCGAGCGCTTCATCGAGCGCTGGCTTAGGGACAACGCGCGCCTCGTCTCGGCCGTCGCCGATCCCGACCGCCACCGGTCGAAATACCTTCCCGCCGCGGGTGACGCCGCCGCCGGCGTCACCCGCGTCAATCAGGTCTGGGAACTCGACTCGACCCCGGCCGACGTGATCTGCACCGACGGCCGCCATGCCGTCGTGGGGGCAATCGACATCGCCACCCGCCGCGCCCGGCTCCTCGTCGTCCCGACTTCGCGGGCGGTGGCGATCGCCGCGCTCCTCAGGCGCGCGATCCTCGACTGGGGCGTTCCCGAGACGGTCCGCACCGACGAGGGCTCCGACTACACCAGCCGTCACATCCGCCGCGCGCTTGCCGACCTCGGCGTCGAGCACGACGAGCTCCCCCCCTTCTCGCCCGAGCGCAAGCCGTTCATCGAGCGGTTCTTCGGCACCCTCACCCGCCAGCTCTTCGAGCAGCTCCCGGGCTTTGCCGGCCACAACGTCGCCGAGGCCCAGGCGCTCAGGTCGCGCAAGTCGTTCGCCGCCCGGCGCGGCGAGGGCGATGCCGAGGCGTTCCAGGTCCAGCTCTCGGCCGCCGAGTTGCAAGGCGCGTGCGACGCGTGGCTGGAGACGGTCTACGAGCGTGAGCCACATTCGGGCCTCGATGGCCGTTCGCCGTTCGAGGCCGCCGCCGGCCGGCCAGTGCGGCGCATCGACGACGAGAGGATGCTCGACATTCTCCTCGCCGAGCCCGCCGATGGCGGCGGCTGGCGGGTGGTCTCGAAAAAGGGGATCGCCTGCGAGGGCACCATCTTCATCGCCGCCGAACTCGGCGCGATGGTCGGGGAGCGGGTGAGCGTCAGGCTCGATCCGGCCGACGCCGGCGGCGTCTACATCTTCGACCAGGACGGCGGGTTCGTCTGCCGCGCCGTCGCGCCCGAGCGCGAGGGCATCGACCGCCAGCAGATCGCCATTGCCATGCGCAAGGCCGCGAAGGCGACCGACGCCGAGGGGCGGGCCTATGCCCGCGATCTCAAGCGTCGGGTGAAGCCCGAAGCGGCGATCGAGCAGATTCTCGCGGCCGGCCGTGAGGCCGCCGCCCATGTCGTCGCCTTCCCGTCGCCGTCGTCCGCGCACGAGAGCCCTGGTCTAGAGGCCGCGGCCGAGGCGGCCGCCGCGGCCGGCCCATCCGGGACCGGGCCGGCCGCGGCACCCGACGAGGAGTTCCAGCGCCGCCGCTCCGAGGAGCTGCGCGCCCAGCAGGACGAAGAGCAGCGGTGGGTCGCCGACAAGATCGCCGCGATGGAGCGGCGGCTCGAGGAGCGCCGCCGCGCGAGGGACCGGGAAGACGAGCGCCTCCTGGCGCTCGCCGACGAAGCCATCCGTAAGGCCCGTGCCATGGGAATCGATTGACCGGAGAGGGGACCAGCAGATGCGAGCCAAATTCGTCCGGACCTACAATGTGGCGCTGTTCATCGACGCGATCGGGCGCGTCGAGGGGCGCTTCGTCCCCGAGCGCGCCATCTGCCTCGTCGCCGGTGACGCCGGCTTCGGCAAGTCGCGCACCGCCCTGTGGTGGGCGCTCCAGCACCAGGCGGCGCTGATCTCGGTCTCGCCGATGGCGACGCCAGGCTGGGTCCTCAGGGATCTCGTCCGCGAGCTCGGCGGCGCGCCCGGGAGGACGGTCGAGGACGTCAAGCTCCAGGCGATCGGCCTCCTCGCCGCCGATCCGCGCCCGATCGTCGTCGACGAGGTCGAGAACGCGCTCGACCGAGGCGGCGCCGCCCTCGACGCGCTCAGGACCATCGCCGACACCTGCGAGGTGCCGCTGGTCCTCGTCGGCCGCGAGCGCACCCCGGAGAAGCTCCAGCACCACAAGCAGATCTGGCGCCGCATCGGTGGCCGCGCGCTCTTCCATCCGATCTCTTTGGCGGATGTTGCGCAGCTCGCATCCGAGATTGCCGAGGCCGCGATCGAGGACGAGGTCATCGAGGCGATCCACGCCAACAGCGAGGGCCGCATCTGTCAGGCCCTCAACGGCATCGCCGTCGCCGAGCGCGCCGCCATCGCCGCCGGCCGCCCGGCCCGCCTCGCCGACATCGACCTCGCGATGCTGGTCCATCCCTGCGCCCGCGGCGGGGCGCGGGTGCTGGGCCTTCCCCGATCCAAGCGCTCATCGAGTAACGGCGCCCGCGCGACCTCCGCGGGAGCCGCCTCGTGAGCGCGCCCGCCCTCACCATCGCCATCCTCGGCGCGATCCCCGACAACCGCCAGCGCCTCGGCGCCGAGACCATCGCGGCCCGGCTCGGCGAGGACGTGAGGAGTGTCCGCATCAGCCTCGGCGTGATCGAGGCCCGCGGCCTCGTCGAGCGCCGCGGCGGCCATTTCATCCGCACCGCCGCCGGCAACGCGGTCCTCGCCGCCGCCGGCGCCGCGCCCCGCCGCCCGCGCGACAGCCTGCGCCAAAGGCTGTGGCGGGCGATGAGGAAGCTCCGCAAGGCGACGCTCGCCGACCTCGTGACCGTGGCCGCGGCCGGCTCCGAGCGCAATCCCGCGGACAACGCCGGCGCCTATCTCGGCCAGCTCACCCGCGCCGGCTACCTGATCGAGCTCCAGCGCCGCGGCCCCCGCGCGCCGCGGACTTGGGTGATCGTCCGCGACACCGGCCCGAGGGCGCCGGTGTGGTCCCGGACCCGCCGGATCGTCGCCGACCACAACACCGGCGAGGTCCACGATGCCTGACACCCGGCACCCGGCACCCGGCGCCTGGCTGGAGGTGCTGCGCGAGCGGGCCGAGGCGACCGGCCAGCGCGCCGTCGCCCGGCTCATGGGGTATTCGCCGAGCGTCGTCTCCCAGGTCCTCGCCGGCTCCTACGGGGGCGATTTGACCGCGGTTCGAAGGGCGGTCGAAGGCGCGTTCATGGCCGGCCTCGTCGAGTGCCCGGCCCTCGGCCAGGAGATCGGCACCCAGGACTGCCTGCGCTTCCAGCGCATGCCGCTCGCCGCCTCCTCGCCGGCCAGGGTGAGGCTCCACCGCACCTGCCCGACCTGCCCCCACAACCGCCAGCGCGAGCGCGGCGAGGCGGCCTGATCCCACACCACGCTCATCACAGGAGGCACCACAGATGACGATCACCGAAGCGCGAACCGAGGACGAGACCCGAGACGACCCCGAGTCCCGGGAGACCCGCCACGGCGTCGAGATCGCCGGCAGGCTGTACATGCGGGACCCGCGCGGCGCCCTCGTCCCCTACGAGCTGGTCCGGCCGATCGACCGGCTGATCGACGACGCGGTGCGCGACATCATGACCCACGCCCGCGAGCTTTCGGGCCGGATCGCCCGGTTCCGGGCCCACACCTTCGACGATGTCGGCGCCCTCCAGCAGCTCGTCGCCGAGAAATACGGGACGACCCGAGGCGGCGCCAGGGGCAACGTCACCCTCACGAGCTACGACGGCTGCCAGAAGGTCACCGTCCAGGTCCAGGACCAGCTCTCGTTCGGCCCCGAGCTCCAGGCCGCCAAGAGCCTGGTCGACGAGTGCATCGCCTCGTGGGCCGATGGCGCCGACCCCAAGCTGAGGGCGCTGGTCGACCATGCCTTCCAGGTCGACAAGGAGGGCCGGATCAACCGCGGCGCGCTCTACCAGCTCCGCCGGCTCGACATCGAGGACGACCGCTGGCAGGCGGCGATGGCGGCGCTCGTCGACTCGATGCGCCTGGTCGGCACCTCGACCTACATCCGCTTCTACCAGCGGGGGACGCCCCAGGACCCGTGGCGGGCGATCACCATCGATCTGGCGGCCGCCCGATGACCGCCTCGACCCCGATCGCCGGCGAGCGGCCGCTCAAGCGCCGCGAGGCCCGGTTCATCGACATGATGATCGCGGCCGGCCGCGACGACGGCTGGATCGCCGCCAGGGCCGGACGCCCGGCCCGGCTCGTCCGCGCCTACCGCAACGCCCGCCGGCCGCGTCGCCGGCCGGGCCCGCCGGCGGTCGAGGCCGTGCTCGCGGCCGGCGAGGGCGCCTGCCGCTGGCCGGTCGGCGAGCTCCATGAGCCCGGTTTCCGCTATTGCGGCGCCCCGGCCGCCGGGCGCTCCGACTATTGCCGCGAGCATCTGGGCCGGCGCCGCGCCGGCGCCGCGGAGCCGGTCGCGTGACCGGCCCGGCGATGCCCAACTTCTGCCGCTGGCTCAACCAGCGCTTCGGCCGCGGCTGGACGGTCCGCCGGGGGTCGGTGTCGCGCGAGGCCTTCCTCGCCGCCAAGAGCGAGTACGAGCGCGCCATCGGCTGCCGGGTCTACTCGGCCGAGTACCGCCGCCGCTTCCAGGCCGGCGGCGGCGGCGGGATCGTCGAGGTGGTGGCGCGCGACCTCTACCCGCGCCTGCCGCCGCCGGCCGGGACATGAGCGCCGGCATGCCCGCGAGCACCGGTGAGGTCGCGGTCTGGGTCGGCCTGAAGGAGCGGCTGCGGGCCGGCGAGCCGATCGAGATCCAGGTCGGCCGCGACCGCGGCCAGGTGGCGGTCAAGCCGACCCGCGAGGCGGACGCCGAGCTCCGCCGGCGCCTGATCGAGGACTGCGAGGCACGGATCGCCGAGCTCGCCGGCGCCGCCACCCCGCCACCGGAGGAGAGGAATCATGGCCGATCGGGCTGAGATATCGACGCGGGCGAGGAGGCGCGGCGTGGCCGGCCCCGGATGCGGCGTCACCCGCGCCATGACCGTCCACGCCATGGGGACGCGCACGCTCGTCGCCTCCCTCACCGGCCGCGAGGCCGACGCCCTGTTCCTGCCGCTCGACGCGATCCGGATCGAAACCGACACCCGGCGCGCGCCCCTCGTCGTGGTCCAGGTCACCATGCCGCGGGCGATGGCCGACCGTCTCGGCATCCCCGACGGGGCGGGCCGATGAGATCGCTCGTCGCCCAGATCCAGGAGGTCGAGCGCGAGATCGCGCTCCGCCGCCGCGTCTATCCGCGCCAGGTCTTCAACGGCCGGATGAAGCAGGCCGAGGCCGACGAGCATCTGCTCCTCATGGAGTGCGTGCTCGAAACGCTGCGCAGGCTCCGGGCGGCATCATGACCATTGACCAGACAGAGAGGGCGCGGATTCCGTGTATCAATCCGAGCTGCCGGCGAACCGCGCCGCGGGAAAAGTTCCCGGATGCCGAGGCGGTCATCTGCGGACGGTGCTTCCGCGCGCTGCCGGGAAATATGCGCGCCTATCATCGTCTGCTAGAGCGCCGGTCCAGACGACTCGCACGCCTTATCGAACGGCGCGTCGCGCGGGGTGATCCTCCACCGCCAGAGGTGGGGCGCTACACAGCACGAAAGCTAGAAGAAAGCTGGGAGCGGATCGCGGCCTACTACTTGGCGCCGAAGGGACCCGTCGGGCTCGACGCCTTCATCGAGGAGATGGGTTGGTGACCTCAGACCAGCCCGATCTCCTCGACTATCCGAACTCGCCCGGCTTCAAGCGCGGCGAGACCTCGGCCGAGGCGGCCCAGACCGTCCTCCGGGAGGTCGGCCGGCTCCAGCTCGCCGTGCTCCTCGAGATCCGCCGCGCCGGCGCCGCCGGCCTCACCGCCGACGAGGCCGGGTTCAACCTCGGCCTCAGCCCGTTCAGCGCGCGGCCGCGCTGCACCGAGCTTTCCAGGCAGGGACAGATCAGGGATTCCGGCGATCGCCGCGCCAACATTTCCGGCCGCCGGGCGATCGTCTGGGTCGCGGCGACGCCCGGCGAGCACGCCGCGGCGCTGGCCGCGGCCGAGCGCGAGGCCCGGATGCGCCACGTATCGAACGAAGCCGAGCGCCAGGTCGGGCGCGTCATGAGGGAGAAGGACCGATGACCCAATCCAGCGCATCGTCTCGCCGTCGCGGCCGCGCCGGCCGGATGTTCGAGATCGCCGTCCTCGTGGTCATCGCCGAGCTGTTCTTCATAGGCATCGCCGGCGGGCTCGCGTTCGTCGCGGTCACGCTTCTCGGCGCCGCGGGGCTGTGATGAAGGCCCGCCTCGTCGACCTCGAGCTGATGGTCCATCACGCGACCGAGAAGGCGGTGCTCGTCTCCGACAATGGCAACCGCGATGAAGCGGTCTGGCTGCCGCGCTCGGTGATCGAGCTGGAGCGCGAGCCGGTCGCCGGCCAGGCCCAGATCGTCACCATGCCGGAACGGCTCGCGATCGACAGGGAGCTCGTCTGATGCGCCCGGCCGGACGCATTGCCGGGATCATCGAGCAAATGGCCAGGGCCCGGCACGACGCCGACGCGATACGGCGCGAGTTCGATCGGCTGGGGTTGAGCGAGGCCGACCGGCTCGCCGCCGCCCATCGCCTCGTCCATGAGTTCGTCGCTTCGGGCGGCCGGCTCACCGTCGCCGAAGTTTGGGACGCGGCCGGCCGCGTCGCGGCCCGCATCCTCGACGAGCGGCAACGCGAGCGCCTGCGCACCGAGCCGCCAGCGGGGACGGCGTGATGCGCCCGGCCGCCGACGGCGACCACCGCCGGGCGATGATGATCCACGCCCTCAGGCGCCTTTACCGGCGCCACGGGATCGCGCTCTCGACCCCGGAGTACCGCACCCTGTGTCTACGGGTCGCCGGCCTCCGCCCGGTCGGCGTCGGCACCACCGGCGAGCCGATCTACTGTCTGACCGTCAGGGGCCGCGCCACGTTCGCCGTCTGGTCGCCGGCCGACCACGCGATCGTCACCTTCCTGCCGCGGCTCAGGCCGGACCACGTGCGGCGACTCATGGGGGACCAGTAGTTGGACAATACGTTGGTGATCTTCACGCGGATGGCCTGGCGCGTCCGCGCCTTGGGCGGACTGCTCACCATCCGAGAGTCGCTGATCAATCGTTGCGGCGCTGCGGAGGAGAGCGACGTCATTCAGCGCATTCACCACGCGATCGCCGCGCTGCAGGAAGACCAATTCGCCGATTGCCGAGAGGAGGGCCGGCGCCTCCACCAGCTCTACAGCGACGCCGACGGGCCAGCCACCGTGCGCGGCAACCCCTGGTCGGACGGCACGACCTATCTCCTGCTCACCCTCTCCTCCGGCGACCCGAGCCTGGATACGCGGGAAGCGCGCCAGGCCGCGGCAAGCGCGGTCATGGAGGACGTCAGCCGGATCGCGCTCGATGGAGGGGGAGACGGGCAGTGAAAGCCATCACTCGGACAGACGCCGCCACCCGCGCCCTTGCTGAGGCCACCAGCGTTGCCGATGTGCAGGACATCGGCGCCAAGGCCGAAGCGCTGCGCCACTATGCGCGGCTGGCGCAGGACCGCACCGAGGAGCTGAAATGGGTTGAGGTACAGGTGCGCGCCGAGCGCCGTCTGGGCCAGATGCTGATCGAGCTGAAGGCCGAGGGCCGCCTCAGCGAGGGCACCCGTTTCGGCGGTTCCTCCGGCGGTTCCTCAAGGGAACCGCCGGGCGACGTGATAACCCTGGCCGATATCAAGGTCACCAAAAAGCGCTCGATGCGCGCCCAGGCGCACGCGCTGGTTCCCGACGACCAGTTCGAGGCCGAGATCGCGGCATGGCGCGAGGAGGAGGCCCGCCGGGCGACGCGGGCGATCGGCTCGCTGTCGAAGCGCATCGCCCGCCCGGGCGCCGCCCGGACCCCGCCGCTGCCCGAGGGCCGGTACCGGGTCATCTACGCCGATCCGCCCTGGGAGCACGTCACCTGGTCGAGCGCGGGCATGGACCGCTCACCGGACAATCACTATTCGACCATGCCGACCGCCGAGATCTGCGCGCTCCCGATTGACTATATCGCCGCCGACGACTGCGCTCTGTTCATCTGGGTCTACGGCCCGCGGCTCCCCGACGCCCTCAAGGTGATCGAGTTCTGGGGCTTTGCCTACAAGTCGATCGGCTTCGTCTGGGCGAAGTCGAACGGCGAGCCCGAGGCGGCCCCGATCGGCCAGGGCCACTGGACCCGCGCCCAGAGCGAAATCTGCCTGCTCGCGACCCGCGGCGCCCCGCGCCGCCTCGACAAGGGCGTGCGCCAGATCATCGCCGCGCCGCGCGGGGCCCATTCGGTCAAGCCCGAGGAGGCCTACGGGCGGATCGAGCGCCTCCTCGCCGGTCCCTACATCGAGCTGTTCGCCCGCCAGACCCGCCCCGGCTGGGACGCCTGGGGCGCGTAGGTGCCGGCGTCATGACCGGCAAAGCTCATCCGATTGTCCGCCGGCGCGAGCTGGAGGAGATCGTCGGCCGCGCGCTCCGCCGTCAGGGCGCCGAGGTCGGGCCGCGGGGCGCGACGATCATCGCCGTCCTCCACGATTGGGATTCGCGCGACCGCGACGGCCCGTGCCCCACGGTCGAAATCGATGTCTGCGATCTCGCCGAGGAGATCGACCGGGAACTGGCGTCATGACCGCCGCCGGCGCCAGATCCCGCCGCGTCCGCCAGCTCTCCGCGATCCACGCCGCGCGGCGCGATCTCGGCCTCGACGAGGAGACCTATCGCGGGGTGCTCGAGACCATCACCGGCTGCCGCTCGGCCGCCGACCTCGCGCCGGCCGCGCTCGACCGGGTGCTCGACTGGTTTTCGGCCCAGGGCTGGAAGCCGCCGCGGAAGGACCGTAGCCCGGATGGAGCGGAGCGCAATCCGGGGCGCCCGCGCGTATCCGACTTCACCGCCGACCAGGACAAGCTCGCCGCCCACAGGGCCGCCGGCGCCGGGCCCCAGGAGGCGCTGATCCTCGCCCTGTGGGACGAGCTCGCCGACGCCGGCGCGTTCCGCCACGGCACCGCCGCCCGGCTCGACACCTTCATGGCCCGCCAGGGCGCGCCGGTCAGCCACCCGCGGTTCTGCGACCCGAGGCAGGCGAGCCGCGTCATCGAGGGCCTCAGGGCCTGGCTCGCCAGGACGCGCAAGAAGGCCGAGGAGGACGCGAAATGACCACGCAGCACCTGGTCCACCACATCGCCCATTGCATGGACTGCGGCCGCGAGAGCCGCGGCCGCAACGCCCTCTGCTGGGCTCACATCCATGCCCGCGCCTTCGGTCACGTCGTCTCGGTCGAGACCGGCTACCGGGTCGGGCCCGACGCCGCGCCCCGTGGGGCGCCGGACCATGAGATCGACTTCGAGGAGGCGATCGCGCTCGCCATCGTCCGAAATGAGATACCCGACACCCGACACCCGACACCTGATACCCGAAAATGAGCATCCTCGCCCGCATCGCCGACGCCGCCGGCGAGACCGCCGCGACCAGGATCGCGGCAGCGTTCGGCGGCCGCCGGCTCTACATCCCCGAGCGGCTTCCCGCCGATCATCCGCTGTGCCGGCTGGTCGGCTTCGACGCCGCCCGCGCCATCCGCCGCGATCTCGGCTGCGGCCATGTCGACGTGCCGCTCGCGAGGACCCCGGGCGAGGCGGAGACGAGGCGCACGATCGCGGCGCTCGACGATCGCGGCCTCAACGCGCGCGCGATCGCCGCCCGGCTCGGCTGCACCATGCGCACGGTCTACCGCCACCGCGCCGCCATCCGGCGCGAGCGGACCTGACACCCGAGATCTGCCCCCCGACACCCGGCACCCGGCACCCGTTTGGGCCTGACACTGTCAGCCCTGCTATCCGGCCGGCGCCGCGTTAGCGTCGGCCATGGCTCGATCGTCCTTCACGTCCGTCATGGCCCACGTCCTCGCCGTCGAGGGCGGCTACGCCGATGACCCGCGCGACCCCGGCGGCGCCACCAACATGGGCGTCACCCACCGGACCCTCGCCGCCTGGCTCGGCGTCGCCCGCGTCTCGAGGGCCGCGGTCAGGGCGCTCGACCGGACGACCGCCATGGCGATCTACCGGGCGCGCTACTGGAACCTGATCTGGGGCGACCGGCTGGCGGCCGGCATCGACCTCGCGGTGATGGACGGCGCGGTCCACTCGGGCCCGGCGCGCGCCGTCAGGTGGCTCCAGTTCGCGGCCGGCGCGACGCCGGACGGCGTCATGGGCCCGCTCACCCTCGCCGCCCAGGCCGCCGTCCGGGCCGAGGCGACGATCGCCAACATGACCCTGATCCGGCGCCGCTGGCTCCAGCGCCTCGATGCCTGGGCGATCTTCGGCCGCGGCTGGAGCCGCCGGCTGCGCCGGACCGAGGCGCGGGCGCTCGAGCTCTCCCGCGCCAATCCCGCCCGCGACGGCACCGCCGTCGTCGTCGGCACCGGTCCCGCGGCGAGCAAGGCTCCCGATGCCCAGGAGACGGCGCGCGACATCGGCGTCGATCCCGCGGTCCTGCCGTGGTGGGCCGCGCTCGCGATCGCGCTCGCCGCGACCCTCGCCATCGCCTGGTGGCACCGGGCGTTCATCGCCGAGCGCCTCGCCCGGGCCCGCGACTTCATCGCCGATCTCCGCGCCGCGTCGCGGGAGACGGTCGCCCACGAGCTCTGCGGCGTCACCATCTTCCAGGCGTTCGCCGATCTCAGGGCGCGCATCGCCGCCGAGGCCCGCGCCATCCCGGACCAGGAGGCGGGGAGCGGCGGAGCCGCGACCTCGACAAGAGAGGAGTGATCCCATGACCCACGTTCTCATCGCGCTCGCCGCCGGCTTCATCGCCGGCGTCGTCTTCCGCGACCGGACCCGGGCCGGCGCCCGGCTCGCCGCCCTCGTCGCCGCCATCGCCGGCGGCGTCGGCGCCGCGCTCGAATATGCCGGGCCCTGGTTCGTGAGCATGTTCTGATGGGCCCGCTCGCGACCATTCTGGCGCCGGTGCTGATCCGCCATGGCATCTCGCTCCTCGGCGGCCTGATCGGCGGCAAGTCGGGCGCCGTCGTCGAACGGGCCGGCAAGGCGGTGCTGGACGAGCTCGGCGCCAGGACGCCCGAGGAGGCGGCGGCGAGGATCGAGACCGATCCGGTCGCCGTCGCCCAGCTCCGCGCGCTCGAGGAGGACCGGATCGGCGAGTGGCTCGCGCTCGCCCGGGTCGACGCCGAGCTCGCGGCCCTGCTCGCGAGGCAGGAGAACGAGCGCGGCTTCTTTTCCTGGGGCTGGCGCCCGGCGATGTCGTGGCTGGTGGTGGCGATCGCCGCCGTCCAGTTCATCCTCGGCCCCCTCGTCGACGCGCTGTGGTCGACGGCGGCTCTGATCGGGCCTTACGAGCACGTCCTCGGCTTCGCCGCGGTCTGGCTCACCATCTACGGCGGCGGCCATACCGCGAAGGCGATCTTCGGCGGCCGGCTCGCGGGGACGGCGGGATGAGCGGCGTGGCCCGAATCCTCGCCGCCATCCTCGCCGCCGCCGCCGGGCTCGGCGGCCTGTGGCTTCTCGCCGGGCTCGCCGCCAGCCCGGCGCTGTCGGCCCAGGCGGTGCTGTTCGAGGCGAGCTGCGCCTCGCGCGAGGCGGTCGAGCGGGCGATCGTGCGGCGGATCGGCTCCGGCGGGCAGGGCCTCGTCGGCCTCGCCGACGGCAATGACGGCGCGGCGGCGAGGGTCGATGTCGCGCCGGACGGGCGCTGGGTGTTCTCGGTCCTCAATCCGGACGGGACCGCCTGCATCGTCGGCTCGGGCGAGGACATGGCCCCGGCCCGGCCCCTGACGACGACCCGCGAGGAGCCGAGCTGATGGACATCGACAACATCGCCATCGCCCTCGGCGCCGCCAACTCGGCGCTCGCCCTCGGCACCGTCATCTATGTCTGGCTGACCGCCCGGTCGAAGGCCAACACCGAGAGCATCGAGCACCTGAAGGACGACATCGGCCGGCTGAAGGACCGGGCGCAGCGGGTCGAAACCACGATCCAGCACATGCCGGACAAGAGCGCGGTGCACGACCTCGCCCTCGCGGTGTCGGAGATCCGCGGCGCCATCGGCGCCCAGGGCGAGAAGCTCTCCGGGGTCGAGCGGACGACCCGGCGGATCGAGGACTTCCTGATGCAGGCGTCGAGATCATGACGACCGGCTACGACCGGACCCTGTCGGAGCACGCGAGGCTCACCATCCTCAAGGTCCTGGCCCGCCAGGCCGGCTATCACGCCAACGACTCGGTCCTCGCCGACGCTCTCGCCGCCTACGGCTTCCGCCTGTCGCGCGACCGGGTGCGCACGGAGATCGACTGGCTGGCCGAGCAGGGCCTCCTCACCGTCGCCCAGGCCGAGCACCTGGTCGTCGCCACCGCGACAAGGCGCGGCGTCGATGTCGCCGAGGGCCTCGCCACCACCGCCGGCGTCAAGCGGCCGGGCCCGCACTGATGCGCGCGATCCGGTCCGACACCCGACACCCGACACCCGGCACCTGAAATGGGCCGACAGTCGAGCATCAGGCGCCTGCCGCCGGAAATCCGCGAGCTGATCGGCCGGCTGCGCCGCGACGGCCGCACGATCGAGGAGATCGTCGCAAAGCTCGGCGAGCTCGACATCGCCACCTCCAAATCGACGGTCGGCCGGTGGACCAGGCAGCTCGACGCGATCGCCGAGGAGGCGAGCCGCAACCGCTACCTGTCCGAGGCGCTGGTCGACCGCCTCGGCGAGGAGCCGGACAACAAGGTCGCGCGGATGAACATCGAGCTGATGCACTCGGTGCTCACCCGGCTGCACTTCGGCGCCGACGGCCGGCCGGTCGAGCTCGACCCGCGGCAGGTCCTGTTCATGTCGACCGCCCTGCAGAAGCTCGCCTCGGCCCAGAAGCTCGACGTTGAACGCACCCTGAAGCTCCAGCAGGCGGTCGCCGAGAAAGCCGCCGATCGCGCCGTCGAGGCGGCCGACCAGCAGTCGAGGGCGAACGGCCACGTGCTGCCGCCCGAGGCGCTCGCCGCGATCCGCGAGCAGGTCTACGGGATCGTCGAGCGATGAGCCGCGGATACGACTGGCGCGGGGAATACGAGCGCCAGTTCGGCCCGCTGCCCGGGTGCATGGCCGGCCCGTCCGTGGCGAACGAACATGAAAAATCACCCCGAGAGGAGAGGTCCGGTACGGCTCGCGAGGCCCCCGGCACCCGAGGGGGACGCGATCCGGTGGAGCCCTTGGTTCGGGCAGCCGGATCAGACGTAGGGGTAAAGCCCGCCTCTCCGCGCGCAGAGAGGAGCGGCGCCGGCCGGCGCCGCTCCTACATCCGTTCGACCGACGGCGCCCTCATGGTCGAGGTCACGCCCGGAAGCTTCGTCAACGGGGCCCTCCTGTGACCCGCCCGGCGCTCGAACTGTATCCCTACCAGCGGCGCTGGTTCATGGACCGCGCGCGGTTCAAGATCGGCATGCTCGCCCGCCAGACCGGCAAGACCTTCGTCACCACGGCCGAGATCGTCGACGACTGCTACGAGGAAATGACGCGCGGGAAGCGCACCCGCTGGGTGATCCTCAGCCGCGGCGAGCGCCAGGCGCGCGAGGCGATGATCGAGGGCGTCCAGACCCACGCCAGGGCCTACAACGTCGCGCTCGAGGCCATGGAATACGACTTCGAGGGCGGTTCGGGCGCCCGTTACAGGGCGCTCGAATGCGCCTTCGCGAACGGCAGCCGGATCACCGCGCTCCCCGCCAACCCCGACACCGCGCGCGGGTTCTCGGCCAACGTCTTCCTCGACGAGTTCGCCTTCCACCTCGACAGCCGGGCGATCTGGCGCGCGCTGTTCCCGGTGATCTCCGCCGGCTGGAAGTTGCGCGTGGTCTCGACCCCCAACGGCAAGGGCAACAAGTTCTACGAGCTGATGACGGCGGGCGGTGGCCAAGAGGCGGGGAGCGGCCCCCGGGATTCGGCGGAGACGAACCCGAGGACAGGCTCCGCCGCGACAGGGAGAGAAAACGATCCCTGGTCCCGCCACCGGGTCGATATCCACCAGGCGGTCGCCGAGGGCCTTCGCCGCGACATCGAGGAGCTGAGGCGGGCGCTCGGCGACGAGGACGCCTGGGCCCAGGAATACGAGCTCCAGTGGCTCGACGAGGCGAGCGCCTGGCTCGACTACGAGCTGATCTCGTCGGTCGAGCACGACGGCGCCGGCCGGCCCGATCTCCACACCGGCCAGCCGGTCTTCATCGGCAACGACATCGCGCGGCGCGGCGACCTCTGGGTCGCCTGGGTGCTGGAGCCGGTCGGTGATGTCCTCTGGACCCGCGAGATCGTCGAGCTCAGGCGCGCGACCTTCGCCGCCCAGGACGCGGTCATGGACGAGCTGTTCGGGCGCTACGATGTCGCCCGGCTCTGCATGGACCAGACCGGCATGGGCGAGAAGCCGGTCGAGGACGCGGCCAGGCGCTACGGCGGGCACCGCGTCGAGGGCGTCATCTTCACCGGGCCGGCCAAGCTCGTGATGGCGACCGCGGCCAAGGAGGCGTTCGAGGACCGGCGCATCCGCATCCCCGGGGGCAACCCGGCGCTGCGGGCCGATCTCCATTCCCTCAGGAAAAGCGTGAGCGCGACCGGCGCGCCGCGCTTCGTCGTCGAGGACGAGGGCCAGAAGAGCCATGCCGACCGGGCCTGGTCGTGCTTCCTCGCGATCCACGCCGCCGGCATCGAGAGGCCGCGCTGGCGCCCGATCGGCGCCGCCGGTCCGCGACCCGCCGCCGGTCCCGATGACGGCTTCATCCCCGCGGGAGCTGTGTCATGAGCCTCGCCACCTGGGCCGCCAAGGCCCTCGGCATCCGCCACGCCGGCCAGCAGCCGCTCCTCGTCGGCCACCGCGCCCGCACCCGCTTCGACTGGGCCCGCGAGGTCGGGACCGGCATCGACGCGTCGGTGGTGACGGCGCCGATCCAGTGGGTCCAGCGCGCGTTTCCCGAAGGCCGGCTCCGCATCGTGCGCGGCGCCGGCGAGGACCGGGCCGAGGTCCCAGGCCATCCGCTCGCCCGGCTCATCGCCCGGCCGAACGAGGCCTATGGCGCCACCCACCTCCTCGCCGCGACCATCTTTTCCTGGTACACCGCCGGCAACGCCTACTGGATCAAGGCCAGGAACGGCAACGGCCGGGTCGGCGAGCTGTGGTACGCGCCGCACTGGACGGTCCGGCCGAAGTGGCCGCCCGACGGCTCGCGGTTCGTTTCCCACTACGAGTACCGGCCGGCCGGCGCCCACGAGCCGGTCCGCTACGAGCCGGACGACATCGTCCATTTCCGCCACGGCATCGATCCGCGCGACAACCGGCTCGGCCTGTCGCCGCTCCATGGCGCGATCCGCGAGATCTTCGTCGACATCGAATCCTCCAACATGGTCGCCTCGCTCCTGCGCAACATGGGCGTGCCCGGCCTCGTCATCAGCCCGGAAAGCGGGTCCCGGGTCGAGGCCGAGGACGTCGAGGCGGTCAAGAAGTGGCTCCGCGAGTCGTTCGCCGGCGACCGCCGCGGCGATCCGCTGGTCATGGGCGCGGCCACCAAGGTCGCGCAGTTCGGGTTCGACCCCCGCCAGATGGACCTCTCGGTGGCCCGCGACGTGGCCGAGGAGCGGGTGTGCGCCGCGATCGGCATCCCGGCCGCGGTGGTCGGGTTCGGCGCGGGGCTCCAGACCGCCAAGGTCGGCGCCACCATGGGCGAGCTCCGGGCGCTCGCCTGGCACAACGGCGTCCTGCCGCTGATGGGCGCGGTCGCCGACGAGATCACGCGCTCGCTGCTGCCGGATTTCGCCGCGGCCGCGGGAGGCGGGGAGCGGCGGAGCCGCGACAGGGAAGAAGAGTGCGAGTTCGACGTGTCCGAGGTGCCGGCGCTCGCCGAGGAGCGGCTGAAGAACGCGCAGGGCTGGGACACGATGGTCCGCGGCGGCTGGGCCGAGGTCGCCGAGGGCCGCGCCGCGATGGGCCTCGATGTCGACGACAGCCACCGGGTGTTCCTGCGCCCGTTCTCGGCGATCGAGGTCCCGGCGGCGATGTCAGGTGGCCAGGTGCCAGGTGCCAGGACCGAGCGGGGCCTCGATAGCCACGCAATCAAACAAGAGGCGAGGAGCGGCGAAGCCGCGACAGGGACAAAGCAAAGAGCGCGCCCGACGCCCGCCCAGCGCGGCTACATCCGGGCGCTGGAGCGGATGGCGCCCCGGCTCGCCGAGGCCATGGAGCGGCGTCTCGTCCCGTTCTTCGAGGCGCTCGGCCGCGCCGCCGGCGAGGCCGCCCGCCCGCTCCTCGCCGAGCGCCTCTCACCCTCTCCCCTCGCGGGAGAGGGTGGCCGGCGCAGCCGGCCGGGTGAGGGGGAGAAACAGACGCCGGAGGACGAATTGCTCGTCGGCCTCATCGTCGACCAGCTCGAGCTGCCGCTGCACGCGACGACGTTCCGGCGGATCTACGAGGCCCACTATCTCCAGGTCGCGACCGGGGTCTCGGCGGCGGCCGAGGCGCTCGGCCTCGGCGCCGGCCTTCCCGACCCGGTGGCCCGCGCGGTGATCGCCGCCGGCGGCCGCAGGTCCGGGCTCGTCGATCTCGACGACCAGTCGCGCCGGGCGCTGTTCGAGGCCCTCGCCGAGGGCCGCGCCGCCGGCGAGGGCGCCGACCAGCTCGCCGCCAGGATCACCGGCTTCGTCGAGGGCGGGCCGTGGGCCTCGGCCGACACGAGGGCCCGGACCATCGCCCGGACCGAGACCAAGTTCGCCCAGAACACCTCGACGCTGGCCCGCGCCGGCCACGAGGGGGTCGAGCGCTTCATCGTCTTCGACGGCCGGCTCGGCCCCGGCCGCTCGGACCCGGCGCACATCGCCCGCGACGGCATGATCGTCGGCGCCGACGAGGCCGCGCGGATGACGGCCGAGGAGCACCCGAACGGCACGCTGTCGCTGGCGCCGTTCCTCGAGGAGACCCCAGATGCCTGACAAGACCCTCACCAAGCGCGGCGTCCAGCTCAAGGCGCTCGACGACGCCGGCCACGGCCTCGCCCGGATCGCCACCCTGTCGGCGATCGACCATGACAACGACACCTACGCGCCCGGCGCCTTCGCCGGCGAGGGAGGCAAGGGCCAGTGGGTCCAGATCCTCGCCGCCCACGACTGGTCGAGGGTCTCGCTCGGCAAGGCGCGGGTCTACGAGGACGGCGACGCCGCGCTCGCCGAGCTCCACCTCAACCTCGGCCACCAGGCCGGGCGCGACTGGCACGCGGCGCTGAAATTCGATCTCGACGGCTGCTGCGAGGGCGCGCCGCCGGTCCAGGAGTGGTCCTACGGATTCGCCATCCTCGACTCGTCCCAGGAGACCCGCGACGGCGAGCGGGTCCGGGTCCTCAAGCGCCTCGAGGTGTTCGAGGTCTCGCCGGTGGTCAGGGGCGCGGGACTGGGCACGGGCACGCTGGCGATCAAGACGACGGACCAGCCGCGGGCATTCGGCGATCAGATCGACGCCGCGATCGCGCTCGCCGCCGACTGTCTCGCCAGGGCGAGGGCGGTCAAGGACATGCGCTCGGAGGAGGGCCGCGCCCTGTCGGCGACGCGGGCCAGGCAGCTCGCCGATCTCGCCGGCGGGCTCGGGACGCTCGTGCGCGAGATCGAGGCCGGGAAAGAGATCGCCCGGCGACAGTTCGCCGCGCACCACGCGCGGGGGCTCTCCTTCGCGCCCCGGCGCGGCTGATCCGGCCGCGAGGGAAGCCCGCACGGCGGCGCGCGGCGGCGGGGGCCATAATCACCCGCCTGATTTTTTTAAACAGCGAATTAAACGCGCTGTGGGCGATCCACGGGCATTCCGGCGCGCCGCCGGACCCGCCCGTCCTCGCCGACATCCGATCCCCGCCCCCGACACCTGTCTTCCTGACACCCGATACCTGACACCTGGCACCTGTTTGGGCCTGACACTGTCAGTCCTGCTATCCGGTCCGCGCTGTGGCAACACGGGTGCATCTGCCGGCGCGGGCTGCCGGCGTCACCCCCGAAAAGAGGCGAGGAGCGGCGAGCCGCGACCGGGACCTCGAGGACACGGGACTGAAGGAGCGGGACGATGCCGGAGAAGACACGCAAGCAGATCGAGCAGGAGTTCGAGGCGAAGCAGGGCCAGCTCGCCAAGGTCTTCGCCGAGGCCAGGACCGAGGACGGCCAGCTCGACTACAACCAGGTCGAATGCTTCGCCGAGATCGCCGACGGGCCGGGCAAGTCGATCGCCGTCGCCGAGAAGGTCAAGGCGATGGACGCCGAGCTCAACGAGCTGGGCGGGCGGATCGAGACCCTGCGCGCCGCCGACGAGGCGGCGAGGGCGCACGAGAGCCGCGAGAAGACCATCCGCCGGCCGATCCATTCCGCGCCCGGCGATCACCGGGCCGCGGCCGACGCGGCGAGGCGCCTCAAGTCGATCGGCGAGATCGTCACCGCCGACCGGAAGTTCGAGGAGTGGGCGAAGTCCGGCGCCGGCGGCGGCGTCTCCTTCAGCCTCGACGACTACTGGCCGTCCGACGGCCTCGCCAGGGGCATGAGCTTCCCGACCCTCCAGTCGAAGGCGCTGTTCGAGACCACCGCCGGCTGGGCGCCGGAGTCGGTCCGCCTGCCCGGCTTCGTCGAGGCGGTCACCCGCCCGGTCCAGCTCATCGACATCATTCCGATGGGCCAGACCGGCCAGGAAGCCATCGTCTACATGGAGGAGACGACCCGGACCCACGCCGCGGCCGAGAAGGCCGAGGGCGTCGCCTTCGCCGAGAGCACGTTCGCGCTGACCGAGAAGTCGAGCAACGTCCGCAAGATCACCGACAGCGTGCCGGTGACCGACGAGCAGCTCGAGGACGTGGCGATGGTCGAGTCCTATCTCAACGGCCGCCTCATGTTCGGCATCCGCCAGAGGCTCGACGGCCAGGTCCTGGTCGGCAACGGCACCCCGCCGAACCTGCGCGGGATCAAGAACGTGGTCGGCATCCAGACCCAGGCCAAGGGCGCCGATCCGGTGCAGGACGCCTTCTACAAGGCGATGACCCTGATCCGGCTCACCGGCCGGGCGATGCCGACCCACCACGTCATCCATCCGACCGACTGGCAGGACATCAGGCTCACCCGCACCGCCGACGGCATCTACGTCTGGGGCAACCCGTCCGAGGCGGGGCCCGAGCGCATGTGGGGCCTGCCGGTCATCCAGTCGGACGCCGACGCCGCCGGCACCGGCTATGTCGGCTCGTTCCTGCCGGCGTGGATCAGCCTGTTCGAGCGCCGGGGCATCGACATCCAGGTCGGCTACACCGGCACCCAGTTCGTCGAGGGCAAGCGGACCATCCGCGCCGACGGCCGCTGGGCGCTCGTCGTCTTCCGTCCGGCCGCGTTCTGCTCGGTCACCGGCATCTGACACTGAACCAGCGCCGGCCCCGCGCGACCCCGCGGGTCCGGCCCAGGAAAAGGAGCCCACCATGGCGCTCATTCAAGGCGGTAACCCGGTCCACGGCGGCGTCACCATCGAGGGCGCGCAGCTTCGGACATTCCGGGCCCGCGTCGTCGTCGCCGCGGCCGACGTGCTGACCCTCAACGCGACGCCGGTCGCGATCGTCGCCGCGCCCGGCGCCGGCCTCGCCGCGATCTTCGAGGGCGCGATGATCCGCAAGGCCGCCGGCACCGCCTATGCCGGCATCGCGGCCGGCGAGGACCTCTCGGTCAAGTACACCGACGCCAGCGGCGCCGAGGTCGCCCAGTGCGAGGCGACCGGCTTCCTCGACCAGACCACCAACCAGATCCGCTGGGTCCGGCCGCACGCCGCCGCGTCCGGCGGCTCGGCGATCACCCCGGTCGAGAACGCCGCCCTCGTCCTCCACATGCTGGTCGGCGAGATCATCACCGGCGACAGCGATCTGGAGATCGAGGTCCACTACCGGATCGCCAGGACGGTGCCGTGAACCAGGAGGAGCAGATCATGCAGGCCACCGAGAGACTTTACCTGACCGCCGACAAGTCGCGGGTCGTCGCCGAGGGCGACCCGGCGGGCGCGTCCCTGTGGGCGGCGCCGGGCGACGAGATCCCGGACGACGACGCCGCGCGCTTCGGCGTCGTCGACGGGGCGGCGCCGAAGACCCGCCGCGGCGGCGCGAACAAGGAGCGCAAGGGCGGCGAGGACAAGGCGGCCGAGGGCGGCGACGACGGAAAGCCCGCCGCCGGCCTGACCGTCGAGAAGCTGAAGAAGGGAGGCGAGTAGCCATGGCACCGACACTCGGCCGTATCGTCCTGGTGACGCTCCACGAGGGCATGGAGATCAACGGGTCGCGCGTGCACCCGGCGATCGTCACCGCCGTCCATTCCGAGACCATGATCAACGCCCGGGTCATGACCGACGGGCCGGACAACCCGCCATGGGTGACCTCGATCCCGCGTGCCGACAGCGAGAGCGCGGTCCACTTCGGCGGCGCGGTGTGGTCGTGGCCGCCGCGGGTGGAGGTCTGACATGCCCCGCGTCGCCCTCGCCGTCCAGCCGGTCACCCGCCTCGGCGTCACGCCCGCCTACGCGGCGGCCGAGACCGACGGCAACTCGTTCGGCAACACCGGTCGCGAGTTCCTGCACGTCAAGAACGGCGCCACCGCCTGCGTCGTCACCGTCAGGACCCCGCGCGTCGTCGACGGCCAGGCCGTGACCTCGCGCACCGTCACCGTGCCGGCGACCGAGGAGCGGATGATCGGGCCGTTCCCGCCCGCGACCTTCAACCAGGCGGGCGCCGCCGGCGATGTCGTCCATGTCGACTACGACGATGTCGCCAACGTCACCGTCGGCGCGTTCCGGGTCTGATCCATGGCGCTGCTCGACCGGGTCAGGGAGCGCGTCGAGACCGACCTGTCCGACGGCGAGCTCCAGGCGATGATCGATGCCGCGGCGGCCGAGATCGAGGCCCGCCACGGCCCGGTCGCGGGGATCACCGTCCACCTCGGCGACGACCGCGATCTCGCCGGCCACCGCCGGTTCCTCCATCCGGCCCGCCCGGTCGACGCCGCCAAGGCCGTCACCGTGGTCGAGATCGAGCCCGCCGACACCGGCGATGCCGCGAACGAGACCCAGCTCGCCGCCGACGACTTCCGTCTCCTCCATGGCGGCCGGGTGATCGAGCGCCTGATCGACGGCACCAACGGCCGGCTCTACTGGGCGCCGCTGGTCCGCCTCGCCTACACCCCGGTGTCGGACCAGAAGCAGCGCGACGAGGTCGCGATCAAGCTGGTCCAGCTCGACCTCACCTACCGCGGCCTCGACAAGTCCGAGCGCGCCGGCGACTGGCAGCGCGCCGGGTCGGTCACCGCCGACGCCTTCACCGACGAGCGCGACGCGCTGCTCGCCAGCCTCGCGCCCCGCCGCAACATGGTGATGGCATGAGCCGCGCGCGGATGACCATGCGCGCCGAGATCGAGCGCGATACCGCGACCGGCACCGACGCCCACGGCCACCCGGTGGCCCCGGTGTTCGCCCCGACCGGCGATCCGGTGCCCTGCTTCGTCTGGTCGACGGCGTCCCGCCAGGCGGTCGGCGCCGGAAGGGTCGCGCTGATCGAGGATATCCGGGCGATGTTCCCGGTGGGCGCCGACATCCGCGCCGGCGACGAGATCGCCCGTGTCACCGACCGCCTGGGCACGGTGCTCGTCAATGGCCGGCTCCGGGTCGACGGCGAGCCGCAGAGGAAGCACCGCCACCTCGAGGCGGCGCTCGAGCGGGTGTCGTGATGGCCCTCAGATGGCGCGGCGACGAGGTGAGGGGCCGGCTGAGGGCCGCCCAGATCCAGGGCGTCAACCAGACCATGGCCGCCGCGGTTGTCCACGCCAGGCGCAACCACTCCTGGCAGAACCGGACCGCGACCCTCGAGGGCTCGATCGACATCCAGGACTACGCCCGGCCGGCCGGCCGCGGGGTCCGCGGGAGCTGGGGCTCGCGCGACGTGCGCTACGCCCTGATCCACGAGGTCGGCGGCACCATCACGCCGAAAAACGCCCGCGCGCTCGTGATCCCCGATCGCGCCGGCGGCATCGCCGCCGTCGTCCAGTCGGTCACGATCCCGGCCCGGCCGTACCTGAGGCCCGCGGCCGACGCCGTCTATCCCTCGCTCGCCGGCCGCATCCGCGCCGCGCTCGAGGCCCGGCCATGAGAGCCGCCCCATGACCGGCGACGTGATCGCGGCGCTGGTCGCCTTTCTCAAGGCCGACGGCGGCGTCGCCGCCCTGGTCGGGACCCGCGTCTTCGGCATCGAGCTTCCGGCCGGCGAGGCCGAGCCGATGCCGGAGAAGGCGCTGGTGCTGCGGCCGTCCGGCGGCGCGCCGCTGGTCGCCGGCTACGCCGAGGTGAGCGCCCAGCGGATCGACGCCTATGCCTATGGCGAGACGCCCTACGAGGCGGCCCGCGTCGACCTCGCGGTCTATCCGGCGCTCAAGCAGCTCCGCCGCGCGGTCTCCGCCGGCGTCCTCGTCCACTGGGTCACTGATGCCGGCGGCTACTCGTCCTTCCGCGACCCGGCGACCGACTGGCCGGCGGTGTTCCGGTCCTGGCAGGCCTTCTTCGCCGAGCCGGCGGTGGCCTAGATCCACAGGAGACAGACATGGAACCGTTCGAGATCATCGCCGCGCCGCTGACGCTCTACTGGGCCCCGGTCGGCGAGGCGTTCCCGGCGATCGACGCCGCGCCGGCCGGCAACTGGGTCAAGCTCGGCGCCGCCGGCGACCGCAACTATTCCGACGAGGGCGTCACCCTCGCCCACGAGCAGTCGATCGAGACGTTCCGCTCGGCCGGCTCGACCGGTCCGGTCCAGGTCTCGCGCACCGAGGAGAACCTGATGGTCCGGGTGACGCTCTGGGACATCACGCTGGAGCAGTACCGGCTGGCGCTCAACTCCAACGCGGTCGCGACCACGGCGGCCGGGTCCGGCACCGCCGGCTTCAAGGCCCTCGATCTCTATCGCGGGCTCTCGGTCGCCCGGCTCGCGCTCCTCGCCCGCGGCGTCTTCTCCCCCTACGGCTCCGGCTGGCAGGCCCAGTACGAGGCCCCGCTGGTCTACCAGTCCGGCAGCCCCGAGCCGGTGTTCTCCAAGGGCGCCCCGGCCGGGCTCGCGCTCGAGTTCACCGCGATCGAGGACCCCGCCGCGGCGACCGCGGCCGACCGGTTCGGCCGGCTCAAGGTCCAGCACCAGACGGCATTGTAATGGACACCACCAACGCAAGCCGGCCCGGGGATGGCATGGGCGAGCGCGGCCGGTCTTCGATCGGACGCGCCGTGGCCGGGCCGGCTCCCTCGTCACGCCCGATGCCCGGGGATGGACGGGAAGGCCGCGAAGTCATGTCTTCGCGGCCGATGGCCGGGCCGGCTCCCTCGGATGGCGCGGATGCCTCGCAGCTCGTCGCCGAGGCGCGCCAGCTCGACGCGACGGCGCGCGACCACAAGCGCAGGTCCGGCATGCACCGCCGCCTCGCCCGCGAGGCGCGGACACGCCAGGCCGAGGTGGAGGCCCAGTGCCGCCGCCTCGGCATCCAGCTCACCTATGAAGATGGCAAAGGAGAAAGACCATGGCCGACAGAAACGCACCGCTCCTCGATCTGACCGCGCAGGTAGAGCGGCCGTCGATCCGCATCGACGGCGAGCTCTACGACATCCTCTCACCGGACGAAATCACGATCATCGATGCCAACCGCTTGCTGCGGATGGGACAGCGCCTTGCCGAACTGGCGGCTGCGGATGGGGGCGGCGATCAGGATAGCGAGGAGATGGAAAGCCTTCTCACGAGCATCACCGATCGGATCTTGGAGCCGCTGCCCGCCGAAGTCCGGGCGCGCCTCAGCGCTGCCCAGCGCATGCGGATCATGGGGGTTTTTACGACGCTCCTGCCGGCCGCGAAGGAGGCGGACGGCGGGAGCGCGATCGCGACGTCGACTGGTGGCAGACCGCTGCCCGCCTCCAACGGTTCTACGGCGCCGACGCCAATTTCTGGCTCGCGGAGGCGCCCCTCGCGCTCGTCCGCGTCTACGCCGAAATGATGCCGCGGCTCACGGCGGAGGAAATGCTGGAGACCTCTAATGCGGTCGCGCTCGGCTCCGGCTCGCTCAAGCGCGGCGATCGCCAGCGGCTCATGCGCGAGCTGATCGCGCGCGCCGGCGGCCGCCGCGCGCCGCCGGCGGACCCGCTTGCGCTCGCCATGATGGGCATCGCCGTCGAGGTCGTCCCGCCAGCGGGGCGCGACGGGGAGGCGAGCCATGGCTGAACGTCTCGGCGAGGCGGTCCTCGACCTCACCACCGATGATAGCCGCCTCACCAGCGGACTTGCCCGGGCGCGCCAGGTGGCGGCCGACGTGGGGCGGAAAATGCAGCGGGCGGGAGCGATCGCCACTGCCGCCCTGACCGCTCCCATCAGCGCCTTCGGTGTCGCGTCGTTCCGTGCCTTTGGGCGCCAGCAGGACGCGATCGCCGGCGTCGAAGCCGCGCTGAAATCCATGGGACCGGTTGCAGGCTTCACCTCGGAGCAGCTTCAGGACATGGCCTCTCAGCTCCAGGCGGCGACAACGTTCGGCGATGAGGACATCCTCAACAAGGTCACCGCCAACCTGCTCACGTTCGGGCGGGTCCAGGGTGATGTGTTCAGCCGGGCGCAGGCTCTCGCGCTCGATCTGTCGGCGCGGCTCGGGCAGGACCTCCAGTCGTCCGCGATCATGCTCGGCAAGGCGCTCAACGATCCGATCACCGGCCTCACTGCCATGACCCGCGTTGGCGTCGCCTTCACCGAGCAGCAGAAGGAGCAGATCCGCGCTATGACCGAGGCCGGCGATGTCGCTGGCGCGCAGGCAATCATTCTCGCGGAGCTGGAGCGGCAATATGGCGGGCAGGCCGAGGCCGCGGCGCGGACCGCGTCGGGTGGGCTCGCTCAACTCAACAATGCGTGGGGCGACTTCCAGGAGCGGATCGGGGAGGTCGTCGCCGAACTGCTACCGCCGCTCGTCGCCATGCTCAACGACCTCGTGAAGTGGCTCCAGTCGGTGGACAAGGACACCCTCTCGTGGGGAGTGACCATCGCCGGGCTTACGGCCGTTGTGGGCCCTATCCTCGGTGCCCTCGGTCTCTTCGTTGCGGGCATCGCCGCCATCGGCGCGCCGGTCGCGCTGGCGGTCGCCGGGATCGCAGGGCTGGCCGCAGGCATCGCGGCGTTCTGGCCGGAGATCGAGACCGCCATCGGCTGGGTGAAGCAGCTTTACGACGGCATCAAGACTTGGCTCGTCGATAAACTGGGGCCGATCATCGACACCGTCGTTGGCGCCGTTGGGAGGGTCACCGGTGCTTTCGCCGATCTGTACCAGGCCGTCGTCGGCGGATCGTTCATCCCCGACCTCGTGACCGGCGTCGAGGCCTGGATGGGCCGGCTCGGTCAGTCGATGCCGACGAGCGCGCGAGCCATGACGGCGGCGGCGGGCTCGGCTTTCGATGCGCTTGGCAAGGTGGCTCAGGGCGTTGGCCAGACCATCGAGAGCGCGTTCGGGCGCATGGTCGACCAGCTCGTCGAGGGCAGCTTCAACGCGATCGACGCGGTCAAGGAGCTCGGTAAGGCGCTGATCAGGCTCGTCGCCCAGAAAGGCTTCGAGCTCCTGATCAACTTTGCATCCGGCGGTGTCGGCGGTGGACTTTTCGGCAGCTTCCTTGGCGGCATCGGGAACCTGTTCGGCGGTTTCTTCGCCGAGGGCGGGCCGCTCCAGAAGGGCAAGTGGTACATCGCCGGCGAGCGCGGGCCCGAGCCGATCTGGGGCGGCGGACCCGGCGCCTTCGCCGCCGGCTACGACCAGGGCGGCGCCGACGAGCAGATCGTCATCCGCCTGCCGGACATCCGTCCCGAGGCGCGCTATTCGGGCCGCGAGGTCTCGCGGCTGTTCAAAGAGCTGTCGAACGAGGCGAGGCTCCGCGGCCTCAGGCTCGCCGTCGAGCGCGGGCGCTGACATGGCGGTCGTGATCACCTCGAACATCATCACCGGCGCCGTCCAGCTCGCGGTGCCGCTGAGGAACCCGCGGCTGATGTACGAGAGCCACTACCGGACCGGGACGGTGACGGCGTCGGGCGAGGCCTCGGCCGAGTTCACCGCCGACAACGCAACCCTCGATCCGGCGACCTGGAACTTCTGGCGCGCCGACGCGATGCCGGCGAGCCTCGAGGTCGAGCTCGCCCAGGCGGCGCCCGCCGACTACCTGCTTCTCGCCGCCCACACCCTCGGCACCGAGCAGGCGACGGTGGTCCTCGAGCACTGGGACGGGGGCCTCTGGACCGAAATCCATCAGGTCCTGCCCGGCAACGACCGGGTCCTCGTGGTCCTGTTCGACGAGGTGACCGATACGAAATTCCGCGTCCGGCTCACCGGCGCCACGGTCCCCTCGATCGGGGTCGTCCAGCTCGGCAAGGCGCTGGCGATGCCGGTCGGCGTCACCCGCGACCACGGGCCGATCACCCTCCAGCGCCGCACCCGGCACGAGACCAGCGTGTCCGGCACCGGCCAGTTCCTCGGCCGCTCGGTCCTCCGCGAGGGGGTGGCGACCAACATCACCTTCGGCCCGCTCGCGGCGAGCTTCGTCCGCGACGAGTTCCAGGCGTTCGTCGACCATGCCCGCGCCGTCGGCCCGTTCGGCTGGGCCTGGAACGCCGACGAGTGGCCGGCCGAGGTCGCCTATGTGTGGGCGGGCGCCGACGTGACGCCCGCCCACGCGGGCCTGCCGGGCGATCTCAATGTCGCCTTCGACGTCGAGGGGCTGCTCGACTGATGCCGCTCCCCGCCAACAGACAGCCGGGCCGCGAGCCGGTCACCGTCGTCGAGATCGACCAGGACTTCTGCCAGGAGGTCTATGGCGTCGCGCCCTGCGCCGCGGTGCTGGGGACCACCGGCCTCATCAAGTGCTTCAACACCCGCAAAACCTGCCAGGACCCGGAGAACTACAACCCGGCCGCGCTCACCCTGCGGTTCGCGACCGCGACCGCGCTCCTCGCCGATCGGTCGATCACCATGGTCCCGTCGGTCATGGAGGTCACGACCCGGCCGACGCGGATCAACACCGTCACCGGCGACACCGACTACGGCCCGCTCGGCCGGCGCGCCGAGGTGACGGTGACGCTGGCCGATCATCCCGGACCTGACATCATCGTCGACAAGTACCGGACCGAGCGGAGCTGGTATCCGAACGCCGCGACGCGCGGCAGCTTCTGGGGCAAGTGGCTGGCGAGGAATCCCTACCACAACGGGCGGGCGATGCGGGTCCTCGACGGCTACGCCGGCGAGGCGCTGGCCGCCATGACCACCCGCCACTACGTCATCGACCGGATCGAGGGGCCGGACCGGGACGGCATGGTGCGCGTCGTCGCCCGCGATCCGCTGGCGCTCGCCGAGGCCGGCCGCGCCGTGGCGCCGGCGGCCAACACCGGATCGCTCGCCGGCGACATCGACGAGGTCGCGACCTCCTTCTCCCTCCAGCCGGCGGGGGTCGGCGAGGCGGAATATCCGGCGAGCGGGATCGGCCGGATCGGCTCGGAGAGCGTCGCCTTCACCCGCTCCGCCGACGCCGTCACCCTGACGGCGCGCGGCCGGCGCGGCACCGAGGCCGCCTCGCATTCGACCGGCGATGCGTTCCAGGTCGCGCTGGTCTATGCCGCCGTCCGGGTCGACGCCGTGATCAACGATCTTCTGACCGCCCATGCCGGAATGGCCTCGGCGCTGATCCCCATCACCGACTGGCAGGCCGAGGCGACGACCTGGCAGGGCGGCACTCTGCTCAGCCGCGAGATTTACGATCCGACCCCGGTCGACCGGCTGATCGGCGAGATCCTCGAGGAGACCTTCACCTTCATCTGGTGGGACGAGCGGGGGCAGGAGGTGAAATACCGCGCGCTCCGGCCGCCGCTTCCGGGCGACGACGTGGTGGCCGCGCTCACCGGGGAGGGGAACATCCTCGCCGACTCGGTCGACGTGGTGCCCGATCCGCGCCAGCGCCTCACCCAGGTCCATGTCTATTACGACCCGTTCAACCCGCTGGTCGGCGTCGAGGAGCCCTCGAACTACGGCCGGCTCCAGGTCGCGCGGGATGCCGCCGCCGAGGCGGCCGACCAATACGGCGACGAGCGGGTGCGGACCATTTTCGCGCCGTGGCTGACCGCGAGCCAGGCGGCCGAGGCGAGCGTCCTCGGGTTTCGCCTCCTCGCCCGGTTCCGCGACGCGCCACGCGATATCGCGTTCGCGCTCGACGCCAAGGACCGCGCGATCTGGACCGGCGACATCGTCGATTTCAGCCACCGGTCGATCCAGGACGACACCGGCGCCGAGGTCACGACCCGTCTCCAGATCATCGAGGCCGAGGAGACGAGGCCGGGACACCGCGCCGAATACGAGGCGGTGGTGTTCGCCTTCGCCGACGACGAGCGGCGCGCCTTCATCGTCGATGACGCGGCGCCGACCTTCGACCTCGCGAGCGAGGCGGAGCGGGCCTCGGGCGCCTGGATCTCCGACAACGCCGGCCAGATGAGCGACGGCTCGCCGGCCTACCGGATCATCTGAAGGCGCGCCGATGGCCTGGTCGATCACCGATACCGAGCTCCAGCCCGACTCGCCGATCACCTCCTCGCTGATGTTCCGCATGCGCAACGGCGGGATCGAGACCGGCGCGACCACGGTCTTCCACCAGGCGGCGGCGCCGCTCGGCTGGACCAAGCTCGTCGACATCGACAACCGGGCGATCCGGATTTTCTCCGGGGCGCCGTCGGACGGCGGCTCGGTCGATTTCTCGGTCGCGTTCGGCCGCACCGCGACCGACGGGCATGCGCTGACGGTGGCGCAGTTGGCGCCTCATGCCCACAATTCCAATTCCGGCCGGGTCCCTTCCTCATTTGGCGGCGGATACCTGTCTTATGGTAACGACTTTTCCTTTGGTGACGCGCCGGCGACCAAGAGCGCCGGCGGCGGGCAGGCCCACGGTCACGGCATCGATCTCCGGGTCCGCTACATCGGCATGATCCGGTGCCGGAAGGACTGATGATGGAAGCCGACCGACCCCGCGCCCGCCCTGGTCTGAGGTGTCCGCTGATGAAACGGGACGTCTCGAAGGTCTGCCACGCCTGTGCGTTTTGGAACCCGATCCCGACCCTCACCGAGACCGGCGAGCCGGCCGAGACCTGGCGCTGCTCGATCAACGCGGCGGTCACCATGGGCCTCAACACCGGCCGCGCGGTCACCTCGGTCTATGGGGTGATCGAAAGCGTCCGCAATCACGTGTTCGCCGAGCGCGCGGCCCAGATCGCCGCCGACGACCGGCCTTCGGTCGGCGGCCCGACGATTGGCCGCGCGCGCATCCAGCCGAACGGCGCCGGGCGCCGCGTCGAGGACGTTGAGTGATGGCGCTCGGCTTTTACGAGGGGCAGATCCAGGACACCGCCGGCAATGCCGTCACCGGCACCGTCGAGGTGCGGGGCTGGGCCGACAATCTCCTGAAATCGATCTACGCCGATCGGGGCGGCGCCACGGCGCTGTCGAACGGCTTCGCCTCGGGCGCCGACGGCAGCTTCCGCTTCCACGCCACCGGCGGTCTCTACAGGGTCACGACGATCTCGGCCTCCGGGACAAAGGAGATCCTGGTCCAGATCGGCCTCGCCCAGGAGAGCGATTTCCAGGTCCTGACCGCCCAGGGCGCGTGGGATGTCGCCACCACCTACGAGACCGGCGACATGGTGTCGCGAGGCGGCTACCTGTTCGCCTCGCTGATCGACGCCAATCTGGCCAACGCGCCCGACGATGCGACGCCTGGCGACACCGCCCAGTGGATGCTGCTGCCGGCGGTGCTCGAGATCACCGGGACCTCGACCACGAGCCTCACGCCCGGCGCCGGGGCCCAGGTGTTCGCCACCCAGTCGGGCCGCGGCTGGACCCTCGGCCAGCGCCTGAGGGCCGCGAGCGCCGACGGCACCATGTTCATGACCGGGCTCGTCACCTCCTATTCCGGCGTCTCGCTCACGCTCGATGTCGACCGTTGGTCTGGCGTGTCCGCCCACGCCGACTGGAATATCTCGGTCGACGGCGAGATCGGCCCGCAGGGCCAGCCGGGCCCGGTGACCGACGGGAGCTGCGTCGTCTGCCGCCTCGCCGAGCTCGCCAACGTCGACCTCGCGACCGGCCTCCAGCCGGCCGGATCGAGCGACGGGGTGGTCCGCGCCGAGGGCGACCGGATCGCCGTCCTCGGCCAGACCGCCCCGGCCCAGAACGGCTTTTACCTGGTGCCGGCCTCCGGCGCGGCCGCGCGCGATCCGTCGTTCGCGACCTATGACGTCCACGCCGGCGTCATCGTCTCGGTCCAGGAGGGCACCTCGAACGCCGGCTATTTCTTCCACTGCGTCTCGGCCGCCGGCGGCACGATCGACGTGACCGCGCTCGACTTCGACCGGCTCGTCATCGGCCGGCGCCACGTCCGCGAGGTGACCGGCGCCGGCGACATCACGGTCGGCGAGTTCGACGACGCGATCCTCGTCAACAAGGCGGCGGGCGCGGCGACCGGCGTCACCCTGCCGGCGGCGGCGGCGCGCCGGCGCCCGCTCACGGTCAAGGACACCAAGGGCGACGCGGCGACCAACCCGATCACCCTCAATCCCGACGGCGCCGAGACCATCGACGGGCTTTCCTCGTGGGTGATCGGCATCGCCCGCGGCGCCGTGACCATCCATCCCGATCCCGGCGGCTCGGGCTGGAACGTTTTGTGAGGAGCGAGACATGAGAAACCTGATCGCCGGGCTCGGTTCCTTGGCCTTCGTCGTGGCGGTGACCGGCCTCCTGACCGCCCAGACCTTTCCGGGCCTGATCCCGCAGGACACGATCCTCGGCCGCGACGACGCCGGCACCGGGCAGGTCGAGGCGTTGACGGCGGCGGAGGCGCGGGGCGTGCTCAACGTCGCCGACGGGGCGGACGTCACCGACGCCTCGAGCGTCGGGTCCGCGATGACGGCGGCGGCGGCGCTCGCCGACCTCGCCGACGCGGACGAGCTGGGAGCGCTCGACGCCTCCGACGCCCAGGCCCTGAAGCCCGTGACCTGGGCGACGGTCAAGAGCGAGCTGCGGTCCGAGCTCGCCCTCGGCGCCGCCGGCATCGCCGCCGACATCATTTCCGGCCACGCGGCGATCACCGCGTTCGGCGCCGGCGACAGCTTCCTGTGCCTGGACGCCGTCGACGGGCTCCGCGAGTGCGGCTTCGCCGACCTGCCGGGCGCGGCCGGCGGCAACGCCTGGTCGGACCCGGTCGACGCCGACATCGTGCCGAGCGCCGACTCGACCTGGGACCTCGGCAACGCGACCACCGCGTTCGCGCTCGGCTACATCGACAGCGTTCACCTGCCGGAGGGGACGGCGCCGGCGACGGCCGCCGGCCAGGGCGCGCTCTACACCAGGGACACCGCGGGCCAGCCCGAGCTTTACTTCCGCGAGGAATCGAGCGGCGACGAGGTCCAGCTCACCGACGCCGGAACCGCCCCCGGCCGGGCGGTGACGGCGACGCCGCAGAACTCGACCAGCGGCACGGCCATCTCCTTCGGCGGCATCCCGAGCTGGGCCAAGACCATCACCCTCAGCCTGTCGAACGTTTCGACCACCGGCACGAACGATCTGCTGGTCCACATCGGCACTTCCGGGGGGTATGAGAGCACCGGCTACCAGGGTTCTGTCCAACAGCTCAACGCCACGGCCAATACTTTTACGACGGGCTTTCAGCTCGTCAATTCCTTGGCGTCCACATCCCTTGTTCATGGCGCCGTGACCCTGACCCACGTGGGCTCAAACCGATGGGTGGCGACCAGTACGCTGGGGTTTTCCAACGCTGCCGCGATGATGTCCATGGGCGGGCAAAAGCTTCTTTCGGCCACCCTCGATCGCATTCAGCTCACGACCGTCGGCGGAACCGACGCCTTCGACGGCGGCGTGGTGGGGCTCCACTATGACGGCTAGCGTTCTCGCCTTCCTCGCCGGCGTCGCCCTGACGCTTGCCATCGTCTTCGCCGTCGGCCGGCGCATCGTGCGGCGCTCGAGCCGCCCCGGCTCGCGGGTGCCGGTCCGCGAGACCATCATCCTGACAAAGGAGAAATGACATGCTGATCAGACACGCCCTTCCGGGCTTCAGGAACCGGGTCCTCGCGAGCCCGGCGGCACTCCTCGTGCCGCTGTTCGACGCTTGGGTCCCGCGCAACCGCAACGTCCTCGCCGTCCTCGCCGGGCCATCGGGCCGGCTGCTCATCCCGGCGTCCAACATCGTCACCGACGCCGGCGACCTCTACTACGCCCAGAAGGGCGCCGGCGAGGTCACCACCAACGCCTTCGGGGTCCACGAGCTGGGCTCGGCCGGGACCCCGGCCAAGGGCGCCAACCGCTCCGCCTTCACCGCGATCGCCGCGACCCAGAAGGCCCACGCCGCCACCTATCCCAAGACCAATGACGGCGACGCCGACAACACCGGGGCCGGGACCGACATCGTCAGCTACCTCGCGAGCTACGCCAAGGCCGACTTCACCCACGCCGCGGTCACCCACGGCTGGATCACCAACGTGACCCCGGGCGCGT